ATGGCCAAGATAGAAAAACTCATCCAGAAGATGAGAAATCAACCGAAAGGAATTACCTTCGAAGAAGTGAAAAAAGTCCTCCTGCACGCCGGGTACGAGGAAGTACGAGTTCGGAGCTCGCACCACCACTTCCGGAATGCAAAAGGACTTCTCACAACGGTTAAGCGCGAAAATCCCGTCAACCCCAAGGCAGTACAGGACGCGCTCAGAAGGTACGAGGGTTAACCTCGCGGGGGAGAAATCCCCCGATTTCCTTCCCTTCTATCTTAGCCAACTTTATGGAAAAGAAAAAGGACTTAAATTACTACCTGTCCCTACCCTATACGTTTCAAGTCCGACTCGAACCTGACGAAAATGAGCCTTATTATTACGCAAACGTCAAAGAATTGGACGGCTGCCATACTACTGCTGCGACCTGGGCTGAAGCATATGAGGAACTGCAGACTGTATTGAAAGATCACATCGAAATTAAGCTTGAATACGGCGATCCGATCCCCGAGCCTCAGGATGACTTTAGCGGCAAGATTCTTCTCAGGCTGCCGAAATCCTTGCACCGGGAGCTTATTTCAAGAGCAAATCAAGAAGGGACGTCTCTTAATCAGTATTTGCTTTACAAATTGAGCCGCTGAACAAAAAAACCCGCCGACCTCAACGGTCAGCGGGCTTTTGTCATACATACAGCTTCTTTGTCGCGTTATCCCACTGGACTTTGATGCCCAGCGCCTGCAGCACGTCGGCCACCGGCGCGACTAGCTTGCCGTCCTCGATCCGGCCAATGGCCAGCAGCTTGTTGTCCGCGAGACGCACGACCTTCGGCACGATCTCAGCAGCTGGCGGCGCCGGATGAAACTGAGCCAGCAGCTCGGCGGGCGTGCCGGCGTATTCGTTCAAATCCACCGGACCGGCGATTCCTGCAACTTTCCGACCGCCGCTCGGCCGTGTCCCGCCGTCCTTGCCGTCCGAATACTGCCAGAACGTCCAGCGCGACCACCCCGACACGTCTGCCGGCGCCGCCGTGCTGTAGCGCGCCACCCATAGCGGATAGGCCGCCAGCTCGGCGCTGAAATTGCCGGCAAAGCTGTTGCCGGTGTACAGAATCGGCTTGCGGCCGGTCAGCCTCTCAATCTCCAGCAGGAACGCCTTGGCGACGCCCGTCAGCTCCGCCTTACTCAGCTTGCCGGGGTTGGACTCATGGTCCAGCACTGGGGGCAGGATGAACTTGTCCGGCCCGCCAACTGCTGTGATGGCGCTGTACAGGTTCTGCGCTTCCTTGATTGCTTCCGCGGGAGACTCGGCATCCAGGAAGTGATAGGCGCCGATGGCCAGGCCGGCCGCTCGGGCTCCCTGAACGTTGGCCAAGAACTGCGGATCCCGGTAGCTGACTCCCTGGCTGGCCTTGAGAAAGGCGAAGGAGATCCCGTCCGACGCCACCCTGTTCCAGTCGATCGTGCCTTGGTACCGTGATACGTCGATCCCCTGGGCGTTCTTATTATTTCGTGCCTGCATCTGCATCATCCCCTTTCACGGCTTGGGCCGTCTGTCTGTAGAGCTGATTGCCATAAACGGCCACGGCGCCGCACAGGACGCCCTGAATGATGCCCTCGACCGCCGAGCCGAGTAGCAGGCAGGTCATGAAGATCCCGACCGCTGTCACGGCGTAGACAATCGACCAGTCCGGTACCCTCGGCGTCCGCTTGAGTACATACCCCGCGATCCAGCATACGGCCAGCACGCCGGCCAGCTCCGGCCGGATAAGTCCATTGATAAGAGTCCAATCCATGTTCATCGCTCCCTATTGAACAAATTTAATAACAAGGCCCAGCAGCGACGCCGCCAGGCCAATGAGTCCGAATGATGTTGTGATTAGCCAGCGCTGTCCTTGCTTAATACCGTCGATGCTCGCCCGGACCTCGTCGATCCGATGATGCGCTGCCCTGGCCCGCTGATCTGCCTCCCGCGCCGTGTCGTCCGACTTGTCGAGCCGATCCACGAGCCGGCTGACGCTGCTGGCCATGTCGGTCAAGGCCTTGTTATTGACTTCCTGCAGCGTCTCCAACTTAACAACCTGATGTGCAATTGCCTGCAGCTGTGCTTCTGGGATACCCATGCTCACCTTCTCCTCTCAGCAAAAAGAGCGCCTATGCGGCGCTCTCTGCTCCAATGATCGTATCAGCCTGCTCCTGCGTGATTTTACCCAAGGTGACAAAGCGTTGCACCTGAGCTGGCGTGTAGCAGCTCAGGTCATAGTACCTCTTGATCGTTGCATACCAGTCCATGCCTATCTCACCTCCCCTTCAGCGAGCGCCAGCAGCAGCGCCGCATAGTCCTGTTCGGTTTGTTGCTGCCGGCACTCCAGCTCCGCAATCGTCAGGAGCTGGAGTGCATTGTCCTGCTCCGCCTGTGCCTGCCTGGCCTGTGTCTCCGCCAGGTCGAGCAGCAGCAAGGTATTGTCTGCCTGCAGTTGCTCGATCGGCGACGGCTTCGACGGCCCCGGCTGCAGCGCCTCGATCTCTTCCGGCGTCAGCCCCTCAGTCCAAAAGGCCGGGGTATCCGGCGCTGTCGGCGGGTCGCCTCGCTCGTCCTCCGGCAGTCCCTCCCAGGCCGCCAGATCGTCCGTGTACGCCTCCAGGGCTTCCAGGTGAACGTCATAGGCTTCGCGGTCGAAGCGCGGCCTGTGTAGCCCGCCAGGGACGGGCAGCGCGACGCGGTAGCCGCGCAGCTGCGGCTCGCCGTCGTCTGCTTGTGTATCGTAAATCGGCAAATAGCCCGTCTCGCGGTCGTCCACTAGGGCGACGTCTACGAGCAGGCCGTTAAGGTCTGTAATTATGGCTTCTTTCATTTGAACCTCCCTAATCCAATGGCAGGATTGCATTGATATAGTTATAGTTGTCTCCGGAAGTGGTTGTGGCCGCGTTAACGCTGATAAAGACTCTACCGTCAGGGTCTACGCAGAGGTTACTTGGCGTCACATAGGTACCATTTATAACAGCCGTAACGGGACCATGATACGTGGACACCGGGCGCATCTCTTTGGGCAGGTAGAAGATTGGGTTAAAAATAGCGCCCCCCCAAACAACCCCTTTTATTTGCAACGTATTCCCCACTTTTTTATACTGCGGTTTGTAACGATCTAAATTTGCGTATGGCTGCCACCCATTAAGCAGCGTTGGCGTTATCCATTGCGGCTGCTTGGCCTGCGCCGTTCCATTTTCCAACACCGCCACCCTCGTCGCCAGTTGCCCGGCAGCCTTGACCAATCCGTCCGTGACCTCTCGGGCATTTGGAGCGTACTGGCCTGAAACAAGCGAAGGAGCAATGCCGATCTGATAGGTGTCGAGAGCAAGATAGGTCACTTCGTAGACGGCCGACACGTCAATGTTGTTCTCGAAGATATCAGCCCTTGCAGAACCGTAAGCTGAGCCGTCCGAAATTCCAGCATAGGCAGTCCAAAGTTTATCGAGCAATCTATTTTTATATATAGCGATGATAGATTTAGCTCTATTCTTAAATTGGTTGCCTGACGGGATATTAACATTAGCGCCATCTTTAAAGTTCAGGTGTCGGTTTGAATAAATAGTAGCGCCTGATGGATTCGCTCGCTCTTTCACAACAGCCCCCGTACCGACCTCAATTGTATTGGTCCCCTCGTTGAGCATGATGGCGCCCTCGGAACGAGTCGGCTCGTCTGCTTGAGATGCGAGCTGGTATTGGAGACGGTAATTTTGCCAAGTAGAGTTTGGATCAATGTTTGATGACGGTGTTGTAGGAAGCGTCGATGTTTGATTGTAGTACCATCCATCTCGACGCGTCGTCCATGCTTTAGTTCCTGTACCGTTGTACACTGTCCCAGGGCTATCCCAGACCCCCATTTTCCATCCGTAGAAGTAGGCCTTGATCTCGTCCGTTGTTGGCGTGTAGTTGTCACCCCAACCGGAGTCAGTGTTGAAAATGGTAACGTGCAAATTGTTGGCAGATGTTATATACATCTGATCTGCCGCAACTGCGGGGTATAATTTCCCAATTATTGCGCCGTCAAACTTCGTGATAGTACCTATCCAAGCGCTTTGCGGCATGAGTGAGTATACCCTCTTTGCTCCTGTGAGCGATTCCCCAAATAACCAAGGCATATCACCCGACAAATCCATTGACTTAAACATCCGCTTAATCCGTGCATGTCCATTGCTGTCCGTGTACAGCTCGTCGTAGACGCTGCCGTCCACATTTGAGGCCAAATTGACATCAGGGTAAAAGACATACTGCTCGTCCTTTGGTACAAAAGCATAAGCAGACGAACCAAGGGACAGCATCAGATTTGACAGCGTATACGTGCCCGCGCCTAGGGCTGCGTTGGAGTAATAGATTCGAATCTGAGTGTTCGAGGCCGTATTAAACGTTTTCGCCACTCCGGAAGCTACTTGATTATAGGACATAATAGCTGAAGAGCCATCGGCAGTATAAATGCCGACGTAGCCTGTAAAATCCCCCATCAATGTGTAATCCGTATTCGGTACGACATCGACTAGCACGTAGGAAGTGTAGTTATTCCCCGCTGTGGTAAGCGTTAGCCTGTACGGTTCCGTAAAACTCGCCGATGCATTGAGATTCCATTCGCTAAATGGAGGAATGAGGTTAAGGCCCGGTTTTCGAACATAAACCCCGTTTACGTTTTTGACGTCATCCACATACGGGTACTTGGCGGCGATCTGCGCCGGGGTCATGGACGATAGCGCATTGTACTCCGTTTGTGAGATTTCGTAGCAACGGATAGCATCGAACCCGACTCTACCTGCCACGTTATTGACAGTAGCGAACATCCCGATATGGGACTCGCCGCCCTCAGCCACAAAGTACAGACAGCTTGGGCTGGCCCCCGTTGAGATGATGTTCCCAGACCAGTACGCCCCTCCGGCGCGGCGCACGGCTAGTCGGCCTGTTATTCCCGATCCATCTGTTTTAACGTCCATCAGGGCTACGTATCGCTTGCCCGCCTCCAAGCTTGTAATAGGGCGGCCCCGAAAATAGGACGCTCCCATATTGGACGTACTCCAAGTAAGCCGGATTCCCAGTGTCCCGATAGTAGCGTCAGCCGAAGAGGTTGCGACTGTACTTGGCACGGCGGCTCCAGTTCCATAAGCAAACGGAGCGATGGATTCACAGTTGCCGTCTCGACCGAGCAGGTTAACCAGTGTGCGCCCCCTCATGCTCAGCACGTTAAAGGGCGTGTCCCGTGGCACGGTTACAATTTGCTGCCCAGGTGCCAAGGAGAGAGGAACCAAGGCAGTGTTGGCCAGATCGGCTTGCAGGGGCTGCACGGCCATGTCCACCGTGTCTTTGCGGGCTACCTCCGCAGCCAGCACAGGGGCCGCGACCTGGAAGCGCCCTGAAGCGTCCCGGATCGGAATCGTACTGGGGGTTGCGGCGTTAGTAGCGCCGTGTACGCCCATTGTCGCGTTTGCATGCGTATCAACGGTATCTTTTCGGGCGATATCATCGGCGGCTGCTGGAGCCGCTACCTTGGCACGGCCTGATGAATCCCGTTGCATGATGCGCGACGCTGTCGCTGCGCTCGTTGCGCCATGGGCAGAATTCGCAGTTGCATGCGTATCCAATACAGACTTTTCAGCAGCCTTTTCCTGCAACTCCTTGGTCACGAGGAAGGTCTGATGCTGCAACCAATTGAAATAATCTGCCGGCGGATGGTCATTCGGTTTCCACCCTTCCACCTTTTTGCTATCCGGCGGCTCCGTGCCGGGAGCATCCCACTTGGGCAGCTTTTCGTTAAATGCCATAGTCTCTCCTCCTAGATAGGTAAGTCGGTGCTGTTGCTCGGGGCATATACGGCACCGAGCGTGCCACCGGCGGCGCCGGATAGGTCAGCGAATCCTTGCGGAGACGATGTCACGTCATCGCCGGCGAATGAAAATGTCCCGCTTAACTCTATGGCTCCTACTCGAACGCCGGCTGCGACGGCGCGCTGTACGATCCGCGCGAATTGCATCAGATCCATGCCGGCTGCGTTGAGTTGTTTCATGGGTAGCTTGATGAGCGAGATCGTCGCCGGCTCCGGTGCTGCCGATGCCCACATCTCTTCGATTTGGATATCCGACGGCGGACACGACAAGGCGACCGACAGTACCCGGATGATTGTATTGATGTCTCCGGTCGACCGGTTGCGGGCGATCTTGGATTTGATGAGGATGCGGTAGACCTCATCGGTGGCGACCCCGCGTGGTTGGCCGACGTTGACGCCGATCCGGTCGAGCGTCGGCCCCCTGGCCGTCTCGATGTCGCGCCACTCGCGGATCTGGTTTTGCGTCGCCTCCAGCTCGGCCAGCTGCGCGGAGACGATCCCCAGCAGCCGGCCGAGCGTTGACTCGGCGCGCTTGTCAAAGTAGTCCGGCAGCCGGCGCAACAAGTCTTTGACCGAGATCATGGACGCGTCACCTCGATCCATTGGTACGAGGTCTGCGCGACCTCTTGCGCCGCCAGCGTCAGATTGCTGCCGGTCCAGCTCGCCCCATTGTTGCGCGAGAGCTGGACTTGCACGTCCGTCACGCCGGCGATGGAGAGCACCGAGCCGATCAGCTGCGACACTTTGACACTCTCGCCCATGTTGAGCCCGGTGAATAGTTGGCCGTCGCTGTCTTCGCCGCCGATGTACCGGATAGCCGCGCTGATGATGTCGCCATCTCCACCGGCCGGATACCGGTTGTTGACGGCGAGCGTCAGCCGGATTCGGATCGGCACCTCGGTCGCCCGGCTAAAGCGCATTGTGTGCGCAAAGCCGCCTTCGTCCAGCACCTGCACGGATACGGAGCCGTAAGGCTCGATACCGGCCGCCTTTTTGCCCAGCAACGTTTGCCCGATGTCCGCGTCGGCGCCGCCCAGGACGTACGCCTCGATGGATTTGGCCGGCCGGCCGGCAACCGGCTGCATCGTGTAGTTCTCGGCGACGATCGCCGCGCGGACGCCCGGCGTGTCCAGCAGCCCCGCCCGCAAGCTGTCCAGCGTGCTGGCGCCGCCGCTGGCGACCGACAAGTCCCAGCGCTGCCGAAGCTCAAAGTCGGTCTCGCGCTCGCGGCCCCCGCTGGCTGCCGCTGGGTTGGTCACGGCCGTGATGTCCGGATCTGGATTGGCCGGGATGGTGATCGTTCCGGCGCCCGTGTTGCCCGCCAGGCCGGCGCTGACAGCGCGCGCAGAGGCGAGGACATGGCCGCCGGCCGGAATCGTCACCTCGTCCGTCGTCTCAAAGTAGACGCCCGTTTCCGTGGCCGCTCGCCAGCCCGCGGGGACGATTTTGAGCGGCGTACCGGTGACCCGCAGCTGTACGGCCGCATAGTCTGCCCCTCGGCGCTCGATGCCCACGTATGGGCCGAGTCGGTCCAGGCTGACGCCCTCGGCCGTGTCCTTGTAGCCGCTGTTATAGACGTCCTCGGCGTTGCTCCACAGGTAGGCCAAGAACCACGCCACCACGCGCAGAAGAATGCCCAGGACGGAGCGCTCGGAGGTGTTGACGTCATCTCCATATGCCTCTTTGGCCTTGACCTCCATGTCCGTGATGAGATCCGCAAAGCGCTGCCGCTTAAAGCCGGCACTATCCAGCATCGATGCTCACCTCCGATGCGACCGATCCGTCGCGGCCGCTCGCCATAAAGGCCACGGCCACCGTCCGCGCGCGCCGGTAGCGTGTGATCATCACGGCGTCGACCGTCTCGATCCTCGGCTCCTGCAGCAGCGCCGCCGTCACCGCGTCGCGGATCTCATCATCAGTCGCCTTGCCCTGCACAGCCGCGAAATCAAGCCCTTGCGCGGGATTCAGCCACCACTCCCCCTGATTCGTCCCTAGCAGGATGCTGCAGCTCTGCGCAACCTCTTCGCGGCCGCTGACCGTCTCCAAGTCATCGCCAAGCAGCAGGTCACCGGCGGCTAGTCGCAAGTCCCTCATAAAAACACCCCCATGACGACGCCATCCATCAGGCTGTGCCGGCGCCCGCTGTCCGGTGCCGCCGCACGCCCCTGGAAGGCGTTTTTAATTTCCCGATCTGCAAACAGTACCATGACCGTGTCGCCGGCCATCAGGACCGTCCGGTACTCGACCGGCTGGCCGCCGGAGCTGAGGCGCTGAGACAACACCCGTGCGGTCACCGGCGCCGGCTCCTTGCCATCCTTGATGAGCGGCTGTACGGTGGCCGTCATCTTGGCCGTATCAAAGGAGACCACCTTGCACGGCAGCGCGACGCGCACCGCCGCCGCTGCCTGGTCACCGTACCGACGGATAAGCTGCGCGATGGCTGCTGCCGGGTCCGCTCGCTGGGTCATTGGATCGCCTCCATCTCCGTGATAAAATCGCCAGTCCGGGAAAAGCTGTGCTGTCCGCTGCGGACGTACAGGCGGCCCGTAAACGACTCGGATTTGAGATCGATGACCGAGGCCGTCGTGATACGATGCTGTAGCTGGCTGCGCACCGTGTAGCCGCTGATTGCTCCATCCTGCATCGGCTCCGGCGAGCCAATTAGGCCAGTCGCCTGCGACAGCGCGAACAGCTTGTCGGCGCCGCGCCTCAGGCTCCGGATGTAGAGCCGGCCCTTGTTGACGAATAGTGATGTGCCGCAGTCCTTGGCCACATCCTCCATCTTGTCGACGATCTCGCCATCGGCGGTGTAGCCATCCATGTACCGATAATCCTGCACGAGATCCAGTTGCGCGATCGGCAGACCAAGCATGCCGGCCAGATCCCGGAGAATGTAGCTGCCGAGTGTGCCCTTGGCGTAGGCCTTGCTCGTGATCTTGCGAACGGACAGGTCCGGGCCGTCCAGGACGTGGATCGTCGTCACCTTGTCCGCCCCGCTCCGGACCGTAACCACCTTGCTGATGTAGCCGTGGAGGATGGTGCCGACGTCCCCCGTGTAGCCGGCTTTGAGCAGCAACACCGCGCCGCGCTTGATCTTGCTGGCTGTACTGCTGGAGAGGTTCCAGACCTTGATCTCGGCCTCGTTTGGGACGGCGTCGTTATCAAAAGGAACGTTGCCTTCGATGTTGAAGTCGGCGCTCCGCAGCGTCATGCCGGCCGTCATGACCTCAATGACGCGCCCGAAGTTACTCATCGCCATCTGCCCCCTCGTACAGATACAAAAACACGCTCTCCCCCAGGTTGTCCCAGGTGATGCGTGTCTCCTTTTCCGCCAGGTCGTACGGTACGATGGCAACGTCCGGGAAGCGCTCGTCCCAGATTGCCCGCCACAGCGGTACGCCGTAAACGAGCTTTTGCCCGGTCGCGAGTAACTCGTCGCCACGGTAGAGATCGACCGTGAAAAAATCAAAGTCTGGGTTGTATTGGATCTCCATCCTGTACAGCTCGCCTGTCAGCTCAATCTCAAACTGGTACGGGATCTGGGCTTTGTCGATCTCGATGTACTCGTCCATGCTACCTCCTTAATCCGGCGTCGCCCACTTGCTGCCGGGTTTAAACGTCACGACCTGCGGGGGCTTTTTGGTGGCCTTGGCCTTTGTTTTGTCCTTGGTTTTGTCCTTGACTTGGCCGCTCTTGGTCTTGGTCTGCTTAGTGCCGGCGCTGTTGATGATCTTGGCCTGCACCTTAACTGGCGCGGGCAGCTCTCCTTGATAGGCGCCCGCCTTGGCGATCAGCACCTCGCGGAGCTCAAGCGAATAGGTAAACCCGTCCGCGACGGAATAGTTCCGATCGGACGAAAACGAGGCGATTAGCCCCCTGAACGCGACGCGGCCGGTATATTGGACCAGCTTGCCACCCTCATATGCCTGCATCAGATACTTGTGGATTTCCGCCGCCTGCGGGCCGACGACGCGGCCGGAGACGGACAGAGAGCGCGGCCCGCGCTGCACATGGTCCGTCAGGCTGACGCCCTGTTCGACCGGTTGCTCCGTAATTTCGGCCGAGAACCCTGACGACTCCGTTTCCGCCTGAATGTAATAACCATCAAGCTTAGCCATAGGACATCTCTCCATCCAGGTAAAGCCGGCGAATCGCGCTCTCCACGGCCTCTTGAACCAAACGCTTGACTCGCTCGTCCTCCGGCGCCGTTGCTGCAGTCGCTCCTGCAGCAGAACCGCCCATGTCAAGCTTGATGTAAAGCTCGGATCGGCTCTCCGCTCTGGCCGCCGGAAGCTGCCGCGCTGTTTGCGCTACTTCCGGCGTCTGAACAGCTGCACCAGCGACGTCGATCGACGCTCCCGCGACCATCTGCTCAGTCTCCGCAATTCCCTCGGCCAGTCCTTGCCCGGTAAAGAAGCCGACCTCCATCATGACGCGGGATGGGGAGTGGATATCGAGCATACCCTTGATGCCGCCGACGATGCCGCCCGCGATATCCTTGACTTTGTTGATGACAGCATCCTTCATATTAGCAATCCCGTTGACGAGACCCTGGATGATGTTCTTGCCGATCTCCAATAGGTCGATCCCCTTTAAAAAGCCTGTAATGGTATCCCAGATGGACTTGACCTTGTCCCATATGGCCGTCGCCTTGGACACGACCGCGCTCCGGATCGCCTCCCAGTTGTCAATGATGAAGCCGACGATCAGCCCCATCGGCCCCATCAGCAAGCCGATCGCATACGGCCAGTACGTGGCGAAAAAACTGCCGATTGCTGCAAAGATGCTCTTGATCCCGTCCCACAGCCATTGAAAGCCAGCCTTGATGCCGTCCCAGATGGCCACCATGGCCGCCTTGGCCGTGTCCCAGTTGCGAACCAGGAGCACGATGCCGGCAATCAGCGCCGCGATGCCGATTACAATCCAGGTCAGCGGGTTGGCGAGCAGCGCCCCGTTGAGGCCCCACGTCGTGAGCGTCGCCGCCATCGTGCCGGCGCGGTAGGCCAACATGAGCTTGTTGACCACGCCGATGATCTGCATTGCGACAAAATAGGTTTTGACCACAAGCAGCGCAGCGCCGAACGCCATCACGGCATCGGTGATGGTCGACCAGTTTCCAGCAACGTAGTCATAGACCGCCTTGGCGCCGTCCGCAATGGCCGTAAAGGCTTGGCCGACGCCTTCGGCGAGCGTGCCAGCCAGCGCCTCAATCTGAGGTTGATTGGCTGTCACCCAGTCTGAAAACTGCTTGATGTACGGCAGCAGTTTTTGCCCGAACGGGATGAGCAGATTGGTCTCGAGCTGCCGGCCCAGCATGGACAGCGCCTCTCCTGGCGAACTGATCTTTGCCGCGTTGAGCTCGTCCATCTTGCCAAGCGTCTGGTCAAACGTCTGCTTGGCCCCGCCCATCGCCGCGATAGTCGACGCCTCCAGGTCCTCGAACTGCGAGCCCATGAGCGCCACGCCGATCGTGTTGCGCGCGACCGGGTCCTCGATGTCTGCGATCATGGACATGACGTCGCCAAAGGCCTGCTTGGCTGCCGGGCCGCCGGATGCAAAGGTCTGCATCATCTTGTCCGCATTGAGGCCGAGCATCTGGAACGCCTCGGAAGAAGTTTTGCTGCCGTCCTTGCTCCGGATGTTGAACTCCTTGACCGCGTCTCCGACCTTGTCGAGGTTAAAGGCACCGTTTGCGGAGCCGGCCGCCAGCGTGTCGAACATTTCCTCTGCCGAAAAGCCGAGGCTCTGAAACTGGTTACTGTACTCGTTGGCCGTGTCCATCAGGTCACCGGACTTGTCGAGACCTGTCTGCGCGCCCTGCGCGAGCAAATTAAACGCCTCGTCAGACGTGATACCGAATTGTCGCATCATCGTATCGACCGAACGGACGGATTCGCCGACCTCGAAGCCAAACGCATCGCGCATGAGGAGCGCGTCCTTGGTCGTCTGCTGCAGCGCGCCGCCGGTCTGCCCGGTTACCTGCTGGACGGACGCGATTGCGCCGCCCAGATCGTCCCAGGACTCGCCAAAGTTTTGCTCATAGAGCTCTTTGGCGATGCCTCGTGTCTCCTCCATCTGAGCCGCAGACGCGCCGGTGGCCATCTGCAGCCCGCTCATGGCGCTCTCGTACTGGCCGGCCGCCGAGATGGCAGCCGCGCCGAAGCCAGCCACGGCCGCAACTGCTATGCCCGCAGCCACACCGGCAGCCGTAAAGCTTGAACTGAGGGACTGGACCTGCTCGTCCGCCTTGTCAATGCCCTTGGAATTGATTTTGAACCCAATCGCGTACATGAGGTTGCTTACGATGCCACCTGCCACTCCCACACCCCCTTAACCGCCAAAAAGACGCCCCGAGAGGCGCCTGTCATTTGGCTTTGCTATTCTTGCGCTGCTGCTTGATGTGGATGTCCAAGGCCGCATTGGCCTCGGCTAGATCCTCGTCATCCATCAGCAACAGGTCTGCGTAGGTAATTCCCATGTCGGAGAGCAACAAACGCCACTGGTTCCAGCGCTCGCGAGCTCTCCGGCTGGCCTCCGCCGGCGTCAGTCGTTTCCCGCTTCATCCTCGATGCCGGTCACGAACTTATACGCCTCTTGCACGACCTCGACGAGCTCGCGATAGGAGTCGAAATCGTCGACCTTGCGCTTAGGATCCACGACGACGTGCGCGAGCATCTCATCAGCCAGCTTTTCGTCGGACATGACACCGTACTTGTTTTTGACGCGGTCCGTGATTTTGGTCACCGCGCGCACACCCGGATGCTGCAGTGTGTACGCCTGGCCGGACTTGGTCGTGATGGTCTTTTGCTTAAAATTGGACATGTCAATCTCTCCTTTTAGGTCATCTGCATATCAAGGCATTGGATTTCAAACTCGCGCTCTCCCGACTCGCTGCCATACTCGCGGTCGGCGGGTTTTTTGACGTAGGCCTGCGACGCGCTGGCCGTTTCCTTGGGCGTACCGTTGTAGGCCACGCTGACCGGAAACAGCTTGCCGCTGTTGGCCAGTCCATCCAGGTAGGCGACGGATGGACTGGTCGCCTGCAGCGTGAGCGTAATCGTGCTCAGGCTGTTGTTGACTCGGCTACGCACGACGTCCCCTTGGGCGCCGACGGTCGTCGTCCAGTTTTCCTCGTCTTTGGCCACGCTGACCAGATCCTCGGCGAAGCCTGTCAGGTAGACGCCGGCCGCGATGACCGACACATCCTTGGCATCATAGGTTGTTCCTTCTGGCATGATTATCCCTCCTTAAAGTTACTCGAACGTGATGACGCCGGTGATGACAGCGGAGTGGATCGCGCCGGCAAGCACAAAGCTAAAGCGGCCGTCCGGATAGCTGCGCGCCGCGATGTTGGCCGGATCGACCGCGCTACGCGGCGGGAACGTCGTCGTAAACAGCGGTTGCCCATCCTCGTCCTTCGCAATCATGTTTTGGTTGTAGGCTCGCTGCAATACCGTCCGCACCGCGCTCTCGATCTGGGCAATGCCCGTGTTGTCATAGGCGATTTTTCTGTTTTGCGCCTGAGCCTGGTTGAACAGATCCTGCACCGCGTACTCGATGGACGCGACCAGGTAGTCCTTCGAGTGGACGAGGTCGATGTACTCCCCGCTCGCCGCGCTCCCGCCGCTAGTCACGGCCATGCCGGCCATCGTGACATAGGCGTTGACGCCGGCCGTGTGCGCGGCGTTAAGCTGCGTCTGCGTCATGTCGTCGGGCGCGATGCCGGTCAGCGTCCATCGCTTCCAGGTTACGCTGCCGGGCGGGAGCGACGCGACCGCACCGACCCATGCCGCATCCGGATACTTGGCCACCTCGGCCGGCAGCGAGTGGTAGATCACCGCGGTGCGGTCGTAGGCCTTGGCCTTGATCTGCGCCGCGTCCGTCAGGCTGCTTGTACGGGCGATGTACTGCCGCGTGCCGTCGGCTTCGATAACGTCGGCTGCCGCGATGATGTCGGCGACGGCCGTTGCCGTGGAGATCAGGAAGTGCCAGTCCTGCAGCAGCATCTCGCCCAGGTGCTCCGCAATGGTCTGCGACGCCGTCACACGCCGGGCGATGGCGATCTCGGCCGGGCGATTACGCTGCGCAAACAGCGCCCCCGCCGCCTTGTACTCCTCGGTGTTGGCTGGATAATCAGCTGCCACCGCTGCCAGATCCGCATAATTTTTATAGCCCGTGCCGGTCGTGCCAGAGCCGATGATGAGAGGCTTGCCGTAGCCCCCCAGGCTCGGCGTCGGCCGCTGCACGGAGATGACGACTTTTACATCAGATAGTGCCAATGCGATCACTCCTCGTGTGGTTTTGCTTGCTCGATCCAGTACAGCTCGGTCGTTATGCGATCGGTCGCCCGCAGCTCCGCGTCAAAACCGTAGCGCCGTTCCCACTCCTCGCCGATGTTTATGTCTCGGTTTTGGACGTCCTCGACGCGGACGACGACCACGTCCAGCGCCTTAAGCGCGTCGCGGCCGGCCGTCTTGAGCCAGTCCCGCGCCTGCAGCGCCTGCGTCAGGGCCACGCTGCGCGGGTCCGCGTACGACATGAGGGATACGGTGATGAGCGCCGGCTCCTCCGCGATGCGCTGGCTGGCCGTTTGCCGGATGACCGGCTGGCCGGCTGCTGACTCGGAGCCGAAGCCGTCGAAGTCGTACGTCATGAACGCTCCCGTCGGGACGGGGCCGCCGCTATTGAGATCAATGACTGGCACCGCAAGCGCAGCCTTGAGGCCGCGGGCGATGGCCGAGCGGATCTCAAGATAGGGGAGCATGGGCCACCACCTTACGTAAAACGTACTGGCTTACGTCGCTGTACTCGCGCTCGGTCGCCTCTACCACTCGGTAGCGCGTGCCGGCGTGCTCGATCCGCTCGTCGATCGCGTGTGCGTGGGTCGTGTACAGCATGCGGTCGCTTTCCAGGTACGTACCGCCTTCCCTGGCCTGCAGCCTCGCGGCCAGAGGCTGCACCATGCCGCTCAGCTGCAGGGGGGCTTGCGTGGCCGACTGCCATTCGCCGTCATCGTCGTAAGCGCCGCCGCTAGGCTGTACTCGCGTATACGGCTGTAGGTGCTGGCTCAGCACTCCTGCAAAGTAAAACGCCCTCAATGGGCATCACCTCTTCTTCTTGATGACGTAGGTCAACGATTCCCGTAGGTCCTTGTCGCGCTGTAGCAACTTCCGGCCGCCGCCCCGCTCTGCCTTGTACCTCGCGCTGAGTGGAGGCTGCTTGATCCGTTCAAAGTTCTTGATCGTCCGATCGAGTCCCGTTCGCCCGGCTTCCTCCAGCAACACTCCCGCCCGTTTGCGCCCAAAGGCGATCTCCGTCACGCCGGCGCGAACGATCTTGCCGACCGGAATCCTTGACTTCATTCGCCCGCTGCGGATGAACGATCGTGCCGGAATCCCCATCTTGGCAGATCCATACTCGTGGACGGCCGCAATCATCGCCAGCTCCGCATCGCCTTGCATGCCGACGTGGACTTCCTTCTTCGTCAGCCCCCAGAGCCGAAGCCGCAGCTTGTTGATGTCGTCGGTTCCGCTCATGCTCACTTTCACTCGACTTGATCGCGCCATAGTTCCTCCTTCACGTGAAGCGTCGATAGCCGTCCAGCAAGCTCCGCACGGCGCTGGACATCTTGCCGCCCTCATAGGTCACGGATAGATCCCCCACCCGCTCGGACACGACGCCAGGCTGCCGGAGCAAGCTTTGCACCTGAAGGATGCAGGCGAGCTCGATGTTCTCCGGCAGGTCCGCGCCTTCATCTCCCGGCAGGATGTAGCCGCCTCGGTAGGCGATCCTGACGTTGAAGACGCCCGCCGGCCAGCCATCCTCCTTGAGCAAACGGCCAACTTCAGGCATCAGGACTTCAAAATCCGCCAGCGCGGCTCCACCGGCTTCGATGGACGCGATGGACCGGACCGGATAGCGGCTCAGGTTGAGGAAGGGCCCTTGCGGTCCGTCCACCCGCTCCACGACGTCCTTCGCCTCCAGCTGCCGATTCAAATACGCCTCGATTTCGGCGGATGCCGCTTTGATGAGGAGGATGAGTACGTCATCGGGCTGGGCGGCGAGGGCCGACATGCTCTTCAGCCTCTCCAGTGTGGTCAGCATGTCTCACCCCGCAAAAAAAGAGGGCTCACGCCCTCCGAATTAAGGTACCGTAATTTGACCGTTGACGACGGCCGTCGCGTCGATGGTCTTCATATCGTCGCGGTAGATGGCGCGCGCCTCCGTGCTGTTGTTTCTCCAGGCGTTGCCGCCCTCCTGGGTCGTGTCGATGCGGTAGCCGGCGCGCTCGAAAATCGCGATGTAGTCGGCGTAGGAGCCGATGTACGCCGGCGCTTTCTTCGTCGTCGTGCCGGTTGTCGGCAGGATGGCGTTGGAGACGACGCGGACCGGCTTGCCGAGCAGGAGCTTGTTCGTCGGCTGGGTCGGGTCCGGCTGCAGCAGCGGCCGGCCCTGGCCGTCCGTCCAGTTGTCCAGCACGTTGAAGCCGTCCTGATTCGTGATGACGGACGAAGACTGCGCGATCGCCGGGTCAAGCGAGATGTTCATGATCTTCTTCAGATCAGGGAGACCCGCGACCGCGACCGGATTCGCAATCGCTGCGAGCATGGTCAGAATCTCGTCATTGCGCGTGCCGACGACGCCGCGCGCCACCCATTCGGCGATATACGCCATGATTTCCGCGTCGTCCCCGTCCTGGAGCAGGTCATTTGGAATCTGCATGAAACCGGCCTTGTCCGTGATGGCGTAGGAGATTTGCGCGAATTTCGGACTCTGCAGCTCCGGCATGGGTTGCAGCTCGCCGACTTTGACGAACTTCGTGTAGTTCGCGCCCGTCTCGATGTTCCGCGTACCCGAGAGCGACTTGACCGGGATGACGCGGCACAGCTCTTCCAGCTTCGGCAGATCCCGCTTCAGGCGGATGATTTCCGTATCGATATCCTTCGGAACGAGGAAGCCACCGTCCGCGCCCGTGAGCGCAGAGAGCGAGCGCGCCTCCTTGAGGATGCGGTAGTCGTCGCGCCCCGCGGCTCTCCTCAGATTGGCGAGAAAAGCCGCGCGGTACTCGTCCGATTTGACCAGCTCGTTCACGCGATGCAGGTTCCGGGCTTCGGCCGGCGTGGCAACCGGGTCGACGGGGCTTGCCGGCGGCTTCGGCTCCGGGTCTTCCAGGCGGTCGAGCTCTTCGAGTGTCTCGATCTCCTCTTTGACCGTTCGGATCTCCGCCGTCAGGCTGCGAAGCTCCTCCAGCTTGTCTTCCCCGGCCAGCTTCTCCGCTTGCGTCCGCTTTTCATGCAGTTGTTGTTTCCGTTCGTTGATCTTCTTGAGCAATTTCCCCATTGTCTCATACCTCCATAAGATGAATGTCGCAGAGCAGCTTCCGCATCTCTGCCTGTCGTGCTTGCTTCGTCATGAGGCCTGCCGCTTCCATCACGCTGCGCGCCTCCACCTCGCTGTCCGTGTAGGCCGGGAAGCCGGTCGGCGAGATTTCGAACAGGTCCACGTCGAGCAGCGTCCGAAGGTGGACGCCTTCGTCCGGCAGATAGATCCATTCCGCGTCCTGGACATAGAAGCCGAACGAGACGCCGTCCACATCGCCGCGCCGGACGGCGTCATACGCAAAACGGCCCCATTCGTTGTCCGGAAGGTCGATTTCCATGCGCAAACCGACGTCATCTTCCTCCAAGCGAAGGGTGCCGCTCTTGGTTGATCCGAGTACCAGGTCGAAATTGTGGTTCCACAGCGCCTTCACGGTGGTCTCAGCGAGCGACCGGGCAAAGGCGCCGGGGGCAATGAGCTCGTAGAATTCGCCGAAGAGCAGCGCCGAGCGCTCGTTGAACTTCGCGGCGTAGCCGGTCAGCATCAAGGACTTGGCATCATCCGGCGCCGCTCTCGTCTCCAGCCCCGTCACTTTCAGGAATCGGGTTTCCTTTTTGATTGTCTTCACCCCCCTTCACGCCGGCTTTGGCGTTCTGGTAGGTGTCCATGTTCGCCAGGTTCGCAAAGTTGAGGCTCATGAAGTGCTTGTCGCCGTCCGGGCCGATGCCGTCATCGTCTTCCATCGCGCGAACCTCGTTGATGGAGTAGACGCCGGCTTCGATCATCGTTTTGTAGTAGGCGGCGCGCGTCTGCATGTCGCCGCGCAGCTCGCTCGTCATGTTGGCCTTCACGTAGAACCGCTCCTGCTCCGGAAGCGTGAAGAGCTTGTCGTCGAGCTCCTGTTCCCAGTTGGTCACGAGGGGCTGAAGCGTGTTCTTCACGTATTCGAGCGACTGGTTCTCCATGTTGCTATACTTCAGGTCGGAGATGCCGAGCTTGTACCCCGGCACCTTGTAGATTTTCGCGATTTCCGCGATGCCGAACTTGGCCGAATCGATGAATTCCGCGTCCTTCAGCGGCATGCCGAGGGGCGTATACTTCATCGTTTTGTCCATGACGGCGACCCTCGCCGCGTTGTCGAGGCCGGCCGTGGCCTTCTCGAACTCCTCCCGGATGACATCTTTCGTGTCCTTGGTGAGCGGAACATCGCTCTGAACCTCCAAAATGCCACCAACCTGGGTCCCTTTGCTGTAAAACCGGCCCAAAAACCGCTTCTGCGCCTGCTGGATGCCGAGTTCCTCGCGAATGACCTCGATCGGCGTGATGCCGACGAGTCCGTTGCCAATGCTCTTGAAATGAACGACCTCGTCGGGCACCAGCTTGCGGATCTGCCCATTCGGCAGCCGGGTCAGGTAGTAGACCGCGCCGTCGACGTCCATATAGACCTGAGTGAGCGCCGGATCAAGCGGCCATAGGGCTTTGGGATAGCCGTTTCCGTCAAATTCGATGTTGGAATAGGCATTTCCCCACACGGCCATGTTCACCATCATGGTTTCTTTCCAGGTGTAGGCCGTCATATAGGGGTTCGCTTTCTTGCCGAGCAAGCGGGCGACCGGGTGCTTCGTGTCCCGCTTGATGCTGGACCCGCTCCGGCGGTACACCTGGAAGGGGAACTTGCCGATGTCCCCGCCGAGCACGGAAGCGACCGTGTACACGTTGCTGTTCAGGATCGCCCGGTTCGTCGGGACGAAGGGCGCGCCGGTCTTGCCCGAGCTGGACCGATAAGTGCGCCATCCGTCCGCTTCTGATCGGCGCTCCCAAAACCGCCACCATTTGCCGATGGTTCTCCTCTCCTTTCCTCCGCACTAGAACGTGAAGCCGCTCTCCACATGCTTGTTCATGTCCATCTCCTGTTCCACGAGCATGGCCCGGTGCAAGGCGTTGATGATGGCCGCGATGAGGTCGATGCGCTGGCTGTCGTCCTTGTGCTTCTTCGATAGCTTGATGTTGCCATTGGTGTCGACGATCTCGACCGCGTTCGAGAGGCACCAGGTGAGCAGCGGGCTGCCGTCGTGGACAATCCGGCCCTGAAGCACGAGCTCGCGGAAGAACTTCGTCGGCGAGGACAGGTAACGGGCTGTCTGCGGGATCTTCACCATGCCATAACCGTCCTGCTCCAGCTCCTGGACGAAGTGCGTCGCGTTGTAGTCGTCGTAGCACACCTCGCTCACGCGCCAGTCCTGGAGATCCTGAACGAGCTGCATGTGCTCGCGGACATAGCGGTAATCCGTCACCGCGCCTTCCGTGAGCGTACACCAGCCATCCGCCGCCCACGATCGGTACGGCACCCGGTCGGTCTGCTCGTGCCGGCTCGCCGTCTCCTCCGGCATATAGCCATGAGCTGTCACCGCAAAGCGCCCGTCCTCCAGCCGGAAGACGTAGCCGTCCGCCGTCAAGTCCGTCGTCTTGGACAAGTCGAGGCCGGCCGTCGTTTTCAAGCCGCGAACCAAAGCGAAAAAGGCCTCACGGGATACTGCCAAGGCCTTCCACTTGTCCATGATGCCGGACATGTATTTGTTTTCGCTGTCGGACTGCCACTTGTTTACCCGCTTCGTCAGCCACTCCCGAATCTTGGCCGGGTCGCCGGTGTTGTACGCATCGTCATGCTCGTCCCGGATCTGCTTGCGCAGCGTCTCGGCGTACTCGCTCTCCTCCTGAAGGATCGGGTTGGCTTTGACCCACACGCTCTCGTCATGCGGGTCGTCTTTTGCGTCCAGCTCGCGGATCATGGCAAAATAAGTCTCGTCCATCGCAATTTCCCCGCGCATCATCTTGCGCCGGGCATCATATTCCCGTTTACAAGGGCTGTTTTCGGCGTCCTTGCCCGCCGTCGAGATGATGAGCATGAGCGATTGGAGCCGCTTGCCGAAGCCAGAGAAGAGGACGTCGACGATTTCGGAGGACGGATGGGCATGGTATTCGTCGATGATGACGATGCAAGGCGCGCCGGAGTCCTTGTTTTTCGTGTCCTTGGACAGCGGCCGGAGCCATCCGCCGCGCGTGGCGTGCTCAATGTACGTCCGCTTAATTCGCAAGCGCTTGAGAATATCGGGGCTTGCCTCGCCCATCTTCTGGGCATCAAGCCACACCCGCTTCGCCTGCCCCTTGTCCACGGCCGCGCATTCGACTTCCGGGCTTTCCTCGTAGCGCTTCTTCTTGGCAGGCGCGTCGGGCGGATAGACACAGTCCGCGCACATGCCGTACAAGGCGAGCCCGCTCATCTCCGTTGACTTGACGTTTCCCCGTGCGCGCAGATGCAGCGCCTTCTTGAAGCGACGCTTGCCACTCTCCATGTGTACCCAGCCGAAAACACAGCCGAGGTCGAACATTTGGAAGGGAAGCAGCTCGATGAGCTGGCCGGAGTAGGGGCCGCGCACATGCCGGCAGCAGCGTTCGAACCAGTCAAAGATGCGATCGGCACGCGACTCATCGAAGACGTACGGAAAGCCGGGAGTCGCCTGGCGCTGCAAGTCGTTCAGATGGCGCGCGCACGCAAGCCGCTCCATTTCGCAGCTGGGCCGGATGCCCATGACGATCTCAGCCGCATAGCGGTTCGTCGGGTGGACGTCCTCCCAATCGACGTCAGTCAAAGAGCTCGGCATTCTCGTCTTGGCCTCCCTCGGCCATTTGTTTCGCGAGGCGAGCGCGCGCAGCTGCCGTTATGCCGAGCTTCTCGGCGAATTGGAGGACCAGCCGGGCATAATCCTGCGCCATCTTGACATGCGGACTGATGACTTCTTGGCCGCTTGCGCCTGTCGCCGTATATCCTTCGGCGTCAATCATCTCATTCGCGAACTGATGACGGGTGACGGCGTTGCAGTAGGCCGCGAGGACGTCTTCATCCACCGCATCGAAGATCTCGAACTCCGCCATGTCTCGGACGGTCTTGCGCCACACCTTGCGGGCCTCATCGTCGAGCCAAGCCGGAATCTTCAGGTTCCGCTTCTTCTTCCGTTCAAACCGTTTGCCGGCTTCCTCGCGCTTCTTCACCTCGTCGGCCGTCCAGTGCTTGCCGCCGCCCTTCGCGCCGACTCGCATATGATCGAACCTGACGACCTCATTCATTTCCAAATTCCTCCTTTCAGGGCCGACGGGATTTCCCAGACCGTTCGGGGACTTTTTTTCACATTAGAGGGACACGCGGTCTCGGCCGCGATCCCCAAAAATTTCTTACCCCCGGGGGGCCTTCTCCGTCTTGGGCTTCACAAGCCCTGCCTGTGCTTCTTGGAGGTACTGAACGACGTCCTCACGCGGCTGCGGCGAGGCTTGCTCGGCGGTAAGCAGCTGCCCGATGGATTCACCCGTCTGGTTCTCGCTGACAAGGGCCTTGATCTGGTCCAGCGTCAAGGCATCGTCCGATGTCGTGGCGCCTTCGCTCGGCTCATGATCCTCTTCCTTCGCCAGGACGGAGCGGGCATAGACAACGCTCTGGAAGGGCATCAGGTACTCGTGCCCCTCCGTGTCCTCGATGTGGACGGAGACGTTCGCGGTAGCGTTCTGAAGCACCTTGTTCCTCAGCTTGGCGGCGTTGTGCTCGTCGATCTCGATGACCGTGCCGTCGAACAGCTTGATCTCTGTATTCATGGGCAGTCCCCTCCGTTAACAGGACGCATTACCGCCTGCTTTTATTTATTAAGTCGTTGTATTCGTCTACCCAATCCATTGGAATTGGATATCCGGTTTGGAGATGATCTATTACGGCACGCGTGATTGCTCCGATTCTGATCTCTTCATGAATGTTTCTGGGCACAATGCCTAGCGGCGGCTTGCCTCTCCATCCCCCAGGAGGAGGTTTTATTGAAACGCTACATGCTCTTTCCATTCCCGAACCCCCCATCTTCTTGAGCGGTCTTCCGATCATGATGAAGCTTGCACAGCCCTTGCCAGTTATTCCGATCCCAGAAGAGGACCTTGTCGCCTTGATGCGGGACGATATGGTCGACAACCGTAGCAGCTCCGACGGCCCCTTCAGCCGTGCATGTCACACATAGCGGATGCTTGATTAGGAATCCGACGCGCGCCTTTCGCCATTTGCTGTCGTACCCTCGTTGCGCCGCCGTTCCACGCTGGCGATCATCCTGCTTGGTGTGAGATTGGCAAAAGCGCCCCGTCGTCAAGGCTGGGCAGCCTGGTTTCGAGCATGGTTTATTCGGACTCGCCGGCATAATTTGATCCCTCTCCCTAAGCCCTCTGGCGGCCGTCAGAGCGGCCAAATTGTGAACGAATGAGTTATCTACATGTATAAGGGAATGGAACTCGTACGGCGCCCTGGAGAGCGCGTGGCGACTGGCTTTGCGGCCAATCCTGAAAACCAGTTCCCGGTATCCTCAATATAAGGAACCCACTAGATTCGGAAGCCCTTGAGATGCGTATCCATCGTATCCTGCTCGATGCCGATATAGCGCAGCGTGACCTTTTCGCTCGAGTGGTTGAACAGCCGCATGAGCATCGCGACATCCTTATATTGCCGATAAAAGAAGTAGCCGAACGTCTTGCGGAGCGTGTGACAGCCGATCTCCTGCAGTCCGAAGTCGGCTGCGATCTCCCGCATGATCTTGTAGGCCATACTCGGTGTGATCGGCCGATTCGTTCCCTCACGGCTTTTGATCAGGTACTCGCTGAGCGGCTTGTCCTGAACATAATCCTTTAGCTCCCGCTTCAGCTCAGGCGTAATCAGCACGCGTTTGTGCTTGCCGGTCTTCTTCTCCCGGATGACGATATGCGTTCCCGTCACATCACGGATGCGAAGCTTTAAGATGTCCGAGATTCGAAGGCCCGTATTGAGGCCGGTCAGCACCATCATGTAATTCCGCCTGTGCGTTGTCTTCAGCAGCTCCTTGATGTCCTCCAGGATTTCCGGATCGCGGATCGGCTGGACGAAATTCACATGACCACCACCCCTCTCGATCGTTTGTCATACACGCTTACTTCTTCTGCTCAATTCCTCGAATGCACTTCGGCATGCTGCAGACTTGCTTGATGCCTGTCCACCTCCCCCATACACATCCCTTGCACGATTCCGGCTGTATGGGTCTGGGCGGCTCCATGATGGAAAACACAGGCTTTCGCATACGGCCACCTTCCTTAATTGTAGAAGCAAGAGAGTTGTCCTCTCTCCCATGATCCGGCTGGCGGCCGAGTCATGGGACAAAGGACAAGTCAACTTGTCCCCCGGATCGCACCCTTGCAATGCTGCTAAGGTCAGATGACCGTTCAGCGCGTCCGAGTGCCTACGATAAAAAGGGTACAGTAGGCATCACCCGAGCCGCATGATGCGGCTCTTATGTGATTCCACTGTACCCTGTGTTTGGTTCCGTATTTGTACCCTATCCATCCCGGTTTAGTCGCATTTTTAGGCGCGCTATCGAATGATCTTGAGCGAATTGGCGATGGACTCAATGCCCTTGGCCAGTTTCCGGTTCACGGTCGAGGTCGCCATTGATCCGCTGAAGTGAAGGATCGTAATCTTGTGCGGGTTGCCCCGGATATATCGCATCTCGAGAATGCGCCTGACTTCATCGTCCAGGATCAGGTTAACAGCCTGCTCCACTTCCTGCAAGCACTTCCGGCAGAACGCATCATAGCGCTGTTGCTTGTCGGATAGCTCCTCCATTTCACCGAACGCCTTGCGAATCGCGATCATTCGCCGGTACCTGGAGAGGAGTTGCTTCGCCTCGCGGATCTCGTCCGGGGAAGCCCGTTCCCATAGCTGCATCTGCATGTCTTCCATTGTTTCCCTCCATTATGGCGGTTTGCGCTTCGTCACCCAAGCAAAGCTGATCCCTCCAGGCGTGAGCGGTTTTTCCAGCAGGTATGCGTATCCTTTCGGGATGGCCGAGCTGGCTTCGATCTGCAGTGTTCCAAACGCGGTGCCGATGTCGGTCCGGCTGGCGATATCAGCTTCTTCGCTCACCATCAGGCGAATGGCTTCAATTCTCTTTCCAGATCGGACGACGGGCGCCAGCTTGTGCTCCACCCAGGCGGTCGTTCTAGCGTCCATATGGATGCGGGTCGCGGTCCAGGCTAACGAATTTATTGAAGTTCTTCAGGAAGGCAAGCTCGACGGTGCCAACCGGTCCATTGCGCTGCTTGGCTATGATGATTTCAATGATGTTCTTCTTCTCGGTGGACTTGTCGTAGTAGTCTTCGCGGTAGAGGAAGGCGACGATGTCGGCGTCCTGCTCGATGGCGCCGGATTCGCGTAGGTCGCTCATCATCGGGCGCTTGTCTTGGCGCTGCTCGACGGCGCGGCTGAGCTGGGAGAGGGCGATAACGGGGAGGTCGAGTTCACGGGCCAGCTGCTTGAGCGTCCGGGAGATGTCGGACACCTCTTGTTGCCGGTTGTCGCCGCTTTTACCTCGGCCGGCAATCAGCTGCAGGTAGTCGATCAGGATCATGTCGAGCCCCTCGCATTGCTTGTGCAGCCGGCGACATTTCGCGGCGATGTCCTGAACCGTCATGACGGGGCTATCGTCGATGTAGATGTCGGCCTCGGCCAGCGACCCCACAGCCAGCGTCAGGCGCTCCCAATCGTCGCCTTCCAGGTACCCGGTGCGCAGCTTGGACGCATCGACATTCTGCTCGGCGCTCATCATGCGCTGCACGAGCTGGGCCGAAGACATCTCCAGGCTGAAGACGGCGACCTTCTTTCCAGCTCGAACGCCAGCATGCTGGGCAACATTGAGCGCAAAGGCCGTCTTGCCCACTGATGGCCGGGCGGCGACGATGATCAGGTCGCTCTTCTGGAATCCTGAGGTCATTCGGTCAAGATCCGGGAAGCCCGATGGAATTCCGGTAACGCCGCCTTTGGAACGGTTCGCATAACGGTCTTCAATTTGCTCGAACGCCTCGACAAGCAGCACGCTGATCTTCTGAAATTCTTTTTTCGTTGCCGACTGATCGGCCAGAAGGATGGCACTCGCCTGCATGCCGGCAATGACCGCATGATGATCGTCTTCCCTAAGCGCATCCTCGTATTGCTGGCGAGCTGTCTCGATCAGCCTACGCTTCAGATGCCGGGAACGGATGATTTCTGCGTAGTACTCGAAGTTTCGTTCCGATGGAACACGCTGGGCAAGGTAGGAAAGATAGCTCACGTTGCCGCATGCCGCCAGCTCCTCTCGTGCTTGCAGACAGGCTGTCAACGTCACCAAGTCGATGACTTCGCCTTCTTCGGCCATCGCAAGCATGGCGCGATAAATGCGCTGGTGCTTCCGGTCGTAGAATTGCTCTGTCGAGACGAGCGATGCAGCTTCCTGGATGATGTTCGCGAGGATAATGGCGCCAAGAAGTGACTGCTCTGCCTCCGGGCTATGCGGCAACTCAATTGGCTCAGCGTTCGTCGCGTTTAGCAAGCTTCCTCACCCTCTCTCTCTGCTCGTCGGATGGCCCGACGGCCAGCGCCCGCATCCGTTCCCAATCTTCCAGCGTTTCTTCTCCCGCTGCCCGCATGCTACCGTGGTAGCGTTCAGCGTCTGTCTGCAGCGGCTTCTTTAGTGCCCCTGGATGAGGCGCAAATCGGTTTTCCGCGTTTGCCGTGTAGCGCTCCAGGTTGACCATCGCCGTATGAACATCGACGTCTGCCAGTACCTGATGCCAGTCCAGCAGCATGGCCCGCTTGTCCTCACCGACCCGAAACGACGGGTAGAAACGGACAATCCGGTCGAAGAGCATTCCGACTTCCTGCTTATTCATCTTCCAAATCCCTCCCCAAGTCTGAGAATGAACCTTGTAAACCCGGTGAGGCCGCGCCTCTGCGCTGACTTACCTTATCCACGACCCAAGACAGAATGGCGCGATAGTCTGACTTGTATTTCTTGCCTGATGAGCCTTTGTAGTTGTCCAACTCGGTGATGCAGGTATCGGCAAAGCTGGAGCCGTAATCTGCTGTCAGCTTGCCATATTCCATCTCGGTCATAGTGACGAATTCCCCATACCGTTTTTTGTTTGAGTTTAGGTCTAAATCTTTTAAATCTTTTAGGATGTCCATTTTGCTGCTCGTTTTGTTGCTCGTTTTGTTGCTCGTTTTGTTGCTCGTTTCGTTACACGTCTCGTTGTACGTTTTGGACAATCGAGGGATGATTCTATACTTCCCGGCGTTGTTCACCCGATGGGACAGCTTGTAGTGGACAAGCCCTCGCTCAATCAGGATTTGGCGCGCTCGGTCGAACTCTCGTCGGCTTAACCCGGCATTGGACTGCAGCACAGCGTTTGGAATCGTGAACTCCTCCGGCCACCCAGCCTTATTACAAACGGCCATGAGCTCATACCATAATGCAATTGCGCTGGCAGGCAGGGGGTTCAATTCTTTCCATCGGCTGAAGGCTACAATGTGCTCAAGGTAGTTCAAGCGCTCACCTTCTTGTTCTAATTCCAGCTCCGCTTGGAGACGGGCACAGCTTCAAGGACACTTAATTCATCGACTTGGTAAGGCGTTGTATTGCCACGTGGATCAAAATCCACGACACGCTGCCCCCTTCGATTGATGCGGTAGGTGACGGGCCTGTCGTCGTAGCACCAGGCCCATTCCCCCTGAACGGATACCACCACGACGCGCATTCCGATTCGGTCCGGATACAGGTTGGGCATCGTGGCATGCCTGGGATCGTTGCGGATGAACTCGCAGAGCGATCCCGGCTTGATCTCGTCATTCGTGAAGAGGAAGAACATGCGGCCGGATCAGAACTGGCTTCTCAAATCGTCAAGCGTCTGCCCGATGCGCGCCTTCATGGCTTCCTTCTGCTCGGGGTTCTCCAGCTCGCCAAGGCTCTGGAGAAGGAGCTGAGCGTCGGCGAGCATAGCTTCGAAGTGCATCTTGATCTTGATACCGGCGACGTTATTGTTCTTGCGCAGCTGCTCCTGCACATCGGCAAGCTGCTTGGCGACTTCATCCTCGCGCTTCCTCGCCTGCTCGACAAGCTCGGCCTTGATGCGCTCGACCTCAGCGGCGATCTTCACCTCGGCCTCAGTCTGTCCGTCCTGCGCCTTCTGATCCAGCTCGGCTTGCAGATCCGCGATGCGCTTCTCGGAGGCGCTGGCAGCCTTCTCTGCCTTCCGGAGATCGGCCTTGAGCTGTTTAAGGGCCTTGTCGTCTCCGGACGTCTGCGCCTGCTGGGACTGCTGCTCCAGCTCGCGGATCTGCTCTTCCTGGCGCTTCCTCAGCTCTTGCTCTTCCTCATACTTCGCGTAGAGCGCCGAGCGCATGCCCTCTTCTTCCTGACGAGCCAGCTGCTCTGCCGCAAGCTGCTCTTCCTTCTCTTTCAGCGCCTTCTCAGCTTCCTGCTTGGCCTTGATGGCCGCCTGGAGCTCGCGAGAGGACATCTCAGAGGCCTGGTTCTGCTCGACAAACTCCTCGCGCTCCTCGGCAGGCACGGCCAGCAGCGCGACGGCCTGTGTATAGCTCAAATTCGCGAGCGCTTGGCCGGAAGCTTCGTACTCCGTCGCCACGCGCATAAAGTTGTTGGCCGTGGACTGACTATAATTCACGTTGGCTTTCAGCCAGTCTCCCCACTCGCCGTGTCCCACGAGCGCCTTGGCCTCTGTCAGCCTCAGGCCGATCTGAATGGCGCCCTGCAGAGCTGCTTGCCGCGCCTGCTGATCGATGGTCCGAATCTCCGCCGCGATGACCTCGACCGTCCGAGTGGAGAGCGTCGTCGCTTCGCTTGCTGCGGGTTGAACGGCTGACTGTTTTGTTTTGGCTGTTGTCATATGGCTACCGCCTTTTTGGGCTTGGATTTTTTCATCATGTGTTTCATTCGATCTGCGAATCGATTCACAAAAACCATGACTTCATCGGGTACGTCGTAATTCATATACCGTCTGACCTGGCGGATGCTCCAGTCCTTGGGGCTTATCTCGCAGGTGTACAGCGGTTTATCTGGCTCATCCTGATTTCGGATAAGGAAGATGTTCGTCTCGCCATCCGCGTACCTCGTTGCATACGAACCGACGCAAATATTCAGGCGCTTGCCTTCCTGAAACAACTCTGCCGCTGAGACGGCTGGCCGGATAAGAAGGCCGCCTTCATCATAGGTTGCCTTTGCAAGTTCATTCTGCAGCCGAAGGAATATTTTCGCTTCATTGAGCTTGTTATCTTTGATCTTTACTTTGGAGCTGGTCTTCTGGTGCGCTCCATGCAGGTTATTGGGACGGAGGTATCGATCTTCCCCAAGGTCCATGCCGAGAACAATGCACTCCCCCAGGTAATCCCGATAGTCCTGGAACGCGTTTGTGATCGAGCGGTAAAAGGACCGGGGCCGATTCGTCTGCTTAAGCAGATAGGCGAACAAATCATCTGGCTTGATGAATCCATGGACGAACCGCTTATCAGCCTCCGTGGAGAACTTATAAAGCTGGTAACGATGGAGCATCACGTCGATCCCGTCCGTTGCGCCCTGGCGCCGTTCCTTTTGGAAGAAGGAAAGCACATCCGAGGTAAACTTCTCTTGAAGGTTTCGCTTCACGATGTCGCGGTAATCGGTTTTGCTTAGACGGAGCGCCTTGAAAATGGTTTTGCCTCTCCAGTGAACCGCGCCATGGGTCTGGCGGCCGTACAGCTTGTCCCAGATCAGATGCGCGAAGCCCGACTTGCTCATCGTCTCGATGCAAGGGTACTTGGCCGATAGATCGAAGAACTGGACCATATCCGAGACATGCCGGTGATTGTCGTACCCGACGTATTGCTCCCAGGTCGAATACTGGAACGGAGTGCCTTCTACCGCCTGCTTGATATTGTCGGTGCAATGGAAGCGAGGCCAGCTCGCTCCGCTGTAGCCTTTATCAAAATGAGAAAAGACCGTCTTCTGTTTTTGGCGGGACGAGACGTAATGAATACCACCTTCTCCAGGAAGGAAGAGATACATTGCTTCGACATGATACTTCGTCTCCACCTGCTCGGGGTCGCCGCTGTAGTCCCGCACGACGGAGATGGTTCGAGCCGTTATCGCCTGTGGAGCGACGATGCTTTTCTCATACCAGATGAGAACGGCTTGATCTCTCATGTATTTCCGTCCAAGACCGGATCCCTGAATCTTGCAAGTGGAACGGCAATTGGGACAAGTCGCTTCTGACTTATGTTTCAGAGTCTGCTCGTTCCGAAATTTCTGCTTGCAATGGGTACAGTATCCGTACTGGCGGCCGAATGCTGCTGAGCGGGTAAATATGTACCGGCTATTTAAAAGAGCGGTGCCGCTGACGAACTCGGCAAGTTGCTCGCTGATAGTCGTAGGGAAATGGATTTTGAATTCCTGGAAGTCCATCTTGTTGGCCTCCTATAGCAAGTCGTCCAGGGTGGACTTGAAGACCGGCGACGCGATGGCTGCGGCTACAGGCTCAGCCTCTGGCGGCTTGACGCCAAAATACTGCAGGACGATGGCGAAGCCCTCTTCATCCGTCAGAACGCCGACGCCGTTGCTTGCCTGCTTCTTTGCTTCAGCCTTCATAGCATCCAGGCTGCCCAGAATGGATTTCCCTTCCTCTATGATGCCGGTAGCATGCTCGGGATGGCTCTCCAGATGCTTCATCAGGAAAGCTCCGATGACTTGGATATACTTGTTCTTTTGGTTTGCGACTGTCTCGGCCTGCAGCTTCTGCATGGCTTGTTGGAGCATGGCAAAACGACCCCTTTCATATTGGAAGGGGGGCTGATTGCCCCCTAAAGTAAATTCACAAGCGTTTGGTAGTATTTTTGCGCTTGGACTCTGCACGGCCTTGCGGACGGCGGATGATGCGGGCGACATCGTCTTCAAATACGATGGAATTGCCTAGGCTTGTCCGAAGACGGAGCAGTGTTCGGGCCACGCCCCATACCTCCACTACCTCTCCTGTCTGCCCTTGGTTCGTCTCGACGATGTCCCCTTTCAAGACAATCAAACAGGAATCTTTCTTTGGCTGTATGTGTAGCGATGAACGAGATGAAGGCGCTGGGGCTCGGCTTTGAACACGAGCCAGTTTTCCGGATTGAGCTTGGAAGCCTCGATGGCTTCTTTCTGCCGGCGTGTCGGACGCTTTCCGTTCTTCATGTAAAAAAACCTACCTTATATGGATTGGCGATATTGGCGTTTCGTGTGGTAAGATAATTTCAAATGATTTATTTGGCCCTGAACGGCTCCTACCCCGTTCAGGGCTTTTTTCTTTGAATGCGCGACATGGCGTTTCGATATTGCACCCGGCAACCCTCGCGCAGCTTGGCCGATCCAGTTGTATCCAAGATTTGCTTCAAGTTGCCGCACGAGCGGATACGCTGTTTTCTGGTCATCTGTAATCACCTCCTTTAGTAAAGGCCCGCTCCGTTCAAAGCTGGTCAAAAATTTGAGCGAATTTCGTTTCGAGGAATTTAGACATTTTAACCGCTTGAAAAGACCACGTTTGCCCTTTGCACTTTGGATAAAAGACAAACCCGCCATTCTCAGAATCAAGAATCAATCTGAATTTAGATGGGAAAAGAATGTTCTCTTTAATCCAGTCCGTTTTTCGGTTGATTCTTCGCTCTAAGTCCTGCATTGACCAAAATACCCCTGCCAACTCCTGACTTCTGAGCTCTTCCAACTCAATTTTGCTGATTAATACAGAATCCGATGGAATCGGAATTGTCAGCTGTACATTCAGGTGCTGCAATCTGGATAACCTCCTTGCTCTGATTAACTTGCGCTTAACTAATTCTACTTAAAGTAGATTCAACTCCAAAAAAAATTTCATCCACATTTAAGTTAACAGATTCAGAGAATTTTTTAGCTTGCCCCACTGGCATGTTGTCGGGGTCTTTTTCCCACTTTATATAGGTTTGACGGTGAACGTTAAGCAAATCGGCCGTTTCTTGTTGAGTGAGCCCCGCGATTAGTCTCGCCTTCTTCATTGTCAAATTCACACGAATCGAACCTCCTTTTGTCGAATATACTCACATTTTATATCTACCTAAAGTAGATTGTCAACACCATAATGAACTAAAAGTAGACTTATAATGTTGATTTTCTTCGACATTGGCCCTATACTCTACTTATAATAGAGTGGAGGGGCAAAATAAACGTGGGAATAAGCGAAAACATCAAAATGTTGCGCGAGCGTTACCATCTGACTCAAGACGATTTGGCAGCCATTGCCGGCGTAACAAATAAAGCTGTCTCCACCTGGGAGACCGGAACCAAAGAACCTAGAATGGGAGTGATTGAAAAGATCACTCGTCACTTTGGTATTAAAAAAAGTAATCTCATTGAGGACGGCGGAATGGAAAGGTTGGATATGCCCGAGACACTGGCAGCTCATTTCGAGGGAGAAGAATATACCGAGGATGAAATGCAAGAAATCCTAGAGTATGCCAAGTACATTAAATCAAAACGCAAAGAAGGTTAGAGCATGAAGATGCTGGACGATTTGCTCGCAGAATCCCAGGCAGAGAACGTGCAAGTTGTCGAGTACCCATTCAAAACTATACGCCTAAAGGGACTATACTGCGATGGAGTCATCACGATTAACCAGGCAGCGAAATTGAACACAGTCGAAAAAACTTGTGTCATTGCTGAGGAGCTGGGTCATCATCATACTACTCAAGGAGTCATTCTCGATCAATCAAAAATCCTGCATAGGCAGAAAGAACGCCTCGCGAGACAATGGGCATACGAAAGGCTTGTACCTCTAGAGCGTTTCGTAGATGTTTTTCATGCAAGAATTAAAGAAAAACACGAGGTAGCTGAATTTCTTGGCGTCACGGAAGCATTCCTGTTGGATTTAATTGCTCGTTACAAAGAAATTTATGGTCAGTTTGCTTTTATAAATAATCGGTATATCGTTTCATTTGAACCATTGAGCGTAATAGAGATATTAAACTGGGAGGAATAGTGAGATGGCTTCCTTCACGAAACGCGGCAAGACATGGCAGTATACCGTCAGCCGAATGGTGAACGGTAAATCGGACCCTATCCGCAAGGGTGGATATGCTACCAAAAAAGAAGCCCAGGTCGCTGCCTCTGAAATTGAATCGCAACTTCAAAAAGGCATCACGCCGCATCTAAAGGCCGAGCCATTCGATCGGTATTTTGAGGAATGGCTTAAAGTTTTCAAGCCAAATATCAGCGGCAATACAAGAGCCAGGTATCTGAATTCGCTGGAGACGATCAAGGAGACCTTTTCTGGAGTCCCGATCCAGAACATTACTAAGCGGATTTATCAAGCGTTTTTAAATGAGTATGCTAAAACTCGATCAAAGGAAACAGCACGAAAAATCAACACTCATATACGGGCATGCGTAAGGGACGCTATAGACGAGGGGATACTTCATGTCGACTTTACTCGTGGAGTCGTTCTAACGGGCGCTGTGCCGCCTAAACGGGAGGAAGAGAAGCATCTTAGCCTGTTTGAGAGCAAACGCCTCCTGAACCATTTTAAGCAGCCTACAGCCCTATCTCATTATTTAATTTTGCTTGGCCTTACTTCCGGCCTGAGGTTTGGAGAACTCGTTGGCTTAACGAGAAAAGATTTTAACTTTAAAACTAATGAATTGAATGTTGATAAACAATGGGGATACACGAAGAAAATGAAACAAGGGTTTGGTCCGACTAAAAATGAACAGTCCGTTCGTAAAATTAAATTGGACGGTAACACGATGAAGCTATTTAAAGAACTCTTCAATCGCAGTCCCGACAACATTTACGGCCTTGTGTTCTTTACTCAGACATCAAAATATAAAGTTCTCTGCAATACAGCAGTAAATAAGGTTTTAAAAAAGACGCTTACGAATATGAATATCCAGCCGATAAGTGCACATGGGCTACGACACACTCACGCCAGCATTCTCCTCTACAAGCGCGCATCCATATACTACGTGTCCGAACGTCTGGGGCACTCCGACATAGAAACCACTAACAGCTATTACGCTCACATCATCAAAGAGCTGCGAGATCAGGATGACAAGATTGCTATCTCAACTTTCGAGGAATTAGTTGGCTAA